GATTCCAGTGGCTGGTGGGCTGCTGGGAACGCCCACAGAACATCGAGACCTGGGAAGTGCCCGAGGCCGAGGTTGAAGAGGCCGTGGCGGAGGCGTTCCGGCGCTGGGATGTCTGGCGCATGTACGCTGACCCGCCTTATTGGGAGACGCACGTCGCCAAGTGGGCCGGTGAGCACGGCGAGAAGCGCGTGATCTCGTGGTGGACAACGCGTATCAAGCCGATGGCCTATGCAATCAAGGGCTTTGTGAACGCAATATCGGCGGGAGAAATCAGTCACGACGGCAGCCCGGCACTGGCACGGCATATCGGGAACGCTTGCAGGCACCTGCTGAACCTACGCGACGACCAGGGAGTGCGGCTTTGGACAATCTACAAGGAACGCCCGGACAGCCCACACAAGATCGACGCCGCAATGGCAAGCGTGCTATCGTGGGAAGCAAGGCGCGACGCGCTGACCGCCGGCGTAGCCCAAGAGGCAACAACCGAAAGCCTGGTGCTCGTATGGTAGACCGCTGGGATGTCCTTGTAGTCGTTGGCGCGCTGCTGGTATCGGGTGGACTTTGGTTTGTCTGGCCGCCGGCCATTCTGTTTTGGCTGGGGGCTGTGGCTTTTGTCGTTGGCATAATGGGGGCACGCAATGGGCCTACTCAGTAGCCTTTTTGAGCGCCGCTCGCTCGACGCACCGCTGAATCAATGGCCCTGGAAGGCGACCGCTTACACGTCTGCCGGAATGCCGACGGCAACGGGGCTGAGTATATCGCCCGCGTCGGCGATGCGGACAAGCGCCGTGTATGCGTGCGTGCGGGTGCGCGCCGAGACCGTGGCCAGCCTGCCGTGGCGGATCTATCGCAGGCTGCCAGGCGGGGGCAAAGAGCCATACCCGGCTCACCCGCTGTACAGATTATTGCACGACCAGCCCAACCCGGAACAGACCGCCATCGAGTTCCGAGAGAACGCGGCGGGCCATCTTGACCTGTGGGGCGTCGCTTACGCCGAGATTGAGTGGGATGATAGCGGCCAGGCGCGCGCGCTGTGGCCCATGCGCCCGGATCGCGTACGCGAAGAGGTGATCGAAGGGCGCCGTTACTATCTGCTGACGCTGCCAGATGGAGCTACTAAGGCGCTGCCCGAGTATCGCGTCTGGTGTACGCATGGCTTTATGGGCATGTCGGTGATTGCACAGGCGCGCGAGACTATTGGCCTGGGCATGGCCGGCGAGCAGTATGGCGCGCGCTTTTTCGGCAACGACGCGCGGCCAGGGGGCGTTCTGAAAAGCCCCAACAAGCTCACCCCAGAGAGTGCTGCGGCCTCTAAGGAGAGCTGGGAGATGGCCCATGCGGGGCTCGACAACGCTCACCGCGTAGCCGTGCTGCAAGAGGGGCTCGAATGGCAGGCCGTCGGAATGCCCAACAAGGACGCGCAATTTCTGGAGCTGCGACAATTCCAGGTAACTGACATCGCACGCTTTTTCCGAGTTCCGCCACACAAGATCGCGGACCTAGACAAGGCCACGTTCAGCAATATCGAGCACCAAAGCATCGAGTTTGTGACCGATTGTATCCGCCCGATCTGCGTGCGCTTTGAGCAATCGGCGCTGCGTGCGCTGTTCGCTGAGGACGAGCGCAAGACCTGGTTTGCTGAGCATGTGATCGACGGCCTGCTGCGCGGCGACACGCCGAGCCGCTATGCCGCCTATGCCATCGCGCGCAACTGGGGCTGGATGAGTGCCGATGATGTGCGCGAGCTAGAGAACCTGAACCCTCTCCCGGATGACCAGGGTAAAATCTACCTGGTGCCGATGAACATGATCCCGGCCAGCCAGGTAGGGCAAGGACAGAGCGAACAGGGGCAGCAAGGAGCGGCACGAGCCGCGCGCCGCCTAGTTGCTGAGGCTCTGCAACGGGCATTGCGGCGTGAAGAGGCAGACGTGATGCGCCAGGCGCGCAAGCTGGCCCCCGCCGCGCTGGCTGAGTGGTTGCCCGCCTTCTATGACGAGCACCGAGCCTTCACGGCGCGGGCTTTGGAGCCGGTGGCGATTGCCCTGGCAGACATCGGCGCGATCATGCCGCGAGGCGGAGCGGTAGCAGACGCCTACGTGACGGCTAACCGCGATGGACTAGAGCAGATCATAGCGCGCGGCGGGAACGTTGCTGATGCGCTGCAACAGCAATTCGACGGATGGCGTGATAGCAGGGCTGTCGAAATCGCGGCCCGGTGGATAAGTGACGGAGGCCCAAATGAGTAAAGCAATGGAACGGCGCGTGTTCACGTTGGAAGGGCTGCAGATTGAGCAACGGGGCGAGGGCGAAGTGCCCAGCATCCGGGGCCACGCCGCAGTGTTCGGCTCCGACTCCGAGGACTATGGCCGCGATGGTGTGCAGATTATCGAGCGCATCGCCCACGGCGCCTTTTCCAAGACGCTGCAAGAGGCCGATGTGCGCGCCCTCATCAACCATAACCCTGACCTGATTCTGGGGCGCAACCGCGCCAAGACGCTGAGCCTGGCCGAGGACGAGCAGGGGCTGGCCGTTGAAATCGACCCGCCCAGCACGCAATACGCCCGCGATCTGGTCACGAGCATGGCGCGCGGCGACATGAACCAGATGTCCTTCGCTTTCAGCATGGTCAAGGACCGCTGGGAAAAGGCCAAGGACGATACCACGGGTGTGACAACCTACACGCGCACGCTGCTGGAGGTCAAGCTTTACGACGTGAGCGTGGTCACATTCCCGGCCTACCCTACCACAGACGCCAGCGTGCGCAGCATGTTGGCGCTTGAGGATGTGCCGGAAGAGGTGCGAAACGCGCTGGAGCCGTCCCGCGAGGAACACTCCGGCGTGAATGATAGCTCTGATGCTGAGCCGGTCCAGGCGGACCACTCGACGGGGGAGCGCGAGCGACGATTGCAGCTAATCAGATATACTTTGTGAGGTGAAACATGAATCCCATTGAGATGCGACGTAAGCGCGCCGAGCTGTTCGAGCAGATGGTTGCTCTGGACAAAGGCGCCAAGGACGAGAAGCGTGAACTGAGCACCGAAGAGCGCGAGCAGTGGGGTAAGCTCAGCGCCGACGTGGACGAGCTCAAGGCCCAGATCGATGCCGAAGAGCGCGGCGTTCAACTGGACGCGAAGCGCGCCGTCGGCGCGGCGGCTGTTACCCTTCCCAAGCCCGTGTTTGGCAGCCTGGGCGAGCAGCTGTTGGCAGTGCGCAGCGCGGCTATGCCCGGCGCGAGCATCGACCAGCGCCTGCTGGAAGTGCGCGCCCCTCTGGGAATGAGCGCGGGCTCCCCCTCGGACGGCGGGTTCCTCATGGAAACGCAGTATAGCGCGGGCCTTTGGCAGCGCGCCTACGCGGCGGGCGAGATCACGAGCCGCTGCTTCAAGCTTCCCATCGGCGATACTGCCGATAGCGTCAAGATTCACGGCATGGACGAGACCAGCCGCGCCACCGGCTCTCGCTGGGGCGGCGTGCGTGCCTACTGGGTAGCTGAGGCCGGAGCGATCACGGCGAGCGCGCCTAAGTTCCGCGACATCGAGCTGGCCCCCAAGAAATTGGCAGTGCTGGTCTATGTGACCGGCGAAATGCTGCGCAACCCGACCGTGCTTGAGGCGGTGGTGAACCAGGTCGTGCCGCAAGAGATCACCTTCATGACCGAGGATGCGCTTTTGAACGGCGACGGGGCGGGCAAGCCCCTGGGCGTGCTCACATCCCCGGCGCTGGTGACCGTCTCGAAAGAGGCCGACCAGGCTGCGGATACCATCGTGGCCGAGAACATCTCGAAGATGTGGTCGCGGCTGTGGGCTCCGGCCCGTCAGGGCGCCATCTGGCTGGTGAACCAGGACGCTGAGCCTCAACTCGATCAGCTCAGCCTGGTGATCGGTGCGGGCGGCGTGCCCGTGTACATGCCCGCTGGCGGCATGAGCGATGCCCCCTCTGGCAGACTCAAGGGCCGTCCGGTTATCCCAGTAGAGCACTGCCAGACCGTTGGCGACCTGGGAGACATCGTGCTGGCCGACTTTGGCCAGTATGCCCTGGCTGATCGTGGCGGCGTGGAGGTGGCGTCGAGCATCCACGTTCAGTTCCTGACCGACCAGACCTGCTTCCGCTTCCTGTACTCGGTGGACGGCTTGCCGCTGTGGAACAGTGCATTGACCCCAGCGCACGGGACCAACACGAACAGCCCGTTCGTGACCCTGCAAGCTCGCTAGTCTCGACTGACAGACAAGGGGCTGCCCATAAGGGCAGCCCACTAGGATAGATAATGGAGGTCCGAACATGTTTAGCCTTCCTGAAAACCTGAAAGTCATTGAGGCCCTGGCTCCGCAAGTCGGCGCAGCGGCAGCGGTGACGGGCGATTACATCAGCGTCAAGAACTATCACAAGGTCTACGGCGTGATCCACTATGCTCAGGGTGATGCCACGGACATTACCTGGGCTTGGCTGCGGGCGACCGCAGTGGCCCCCACAGGCAGCGCCGCAGTTGCCAACGTGTGCCGCATCTGGAGCGACCTTGACTGCGCGACCAGCGACCTGCTGGTGGAGCGCACTGCGGCGATCAACTATGCGTCCGGCGCGGGCCTCACGCACAAGCTCATCGTGGTCGAGTTTGACTGCGCCGACTTGGGCGCGGGCTACGATGTGATCGCGCTGAGCAGCACGACCGCGATCGCGGCCACCAGCTACGTGTCCATGATGTACTATGGCGTGCCCCGTGTTGCCAGCCGCGTGCTGACGCAACCGAGCGGCATCATCGACTAAAGGCACGCTGGGGGCCGGGTGTACCGGCCCCCGACCCGGATAACCCGGAAAAGGAGAATCCATCATGGCTAGGGGAAAGACCGAAC